CATAATGTATCCACTTTATGTTACTAAGCCTGTTTTGACGGACAATAAAAAACCCGTCAAAACGGGCTTTTTACACATAAAGGGTATTATGCGAATTTTTATCTCATTTTCTTTGCTTTCTCTATATCTTCTAACTCAATTTCATTAATTTTTAGCGCCAAAACTGCATCTACAACATCAGTTGGTTTTATAAATTTGTCTGCTTCTTTTGCTAATTCCCATGCTTTGTCTTCTATAGCTTTCCACCTGTTAGGCCTCACTCTCACTGCATGTGCTTTTTCTGCCATATGTAATTCCTCTATAAAAAATTAATAATCATTCTACTTGTTTGAAAATTACTTATTGACAATTAATTTGTTATTTATTAATAATTCATCAAAACATAATTTGTAATTAATTAATAACGGCTTACCTGAAAGATAAAGCCCTGTTCTGGTCTGGGTTTCTTTGCCGTTGCCCTTAACAGACTGGAACAGGCACTAGGTTTTTGGGAGCGGGGCGATAGCCCCGTGACCCTAGACTTGAATTGGGAACACTTAATCACGGAACGGCAAAAATGAACGAAGTTAATCAGCAAGAATCAGGGACAGTTCGAACACTCAACGACATTTATCCAATCATTTCGGATGTACGAAACACGGGTAAAGGTTGGTACACAAAAGTAACCATGTTCAATTCTGGTGACGTTGAATGCCTCGCTATGAAATTAGACTCTGACCAAGCGATTCGCCGTGGCGGTGGTGCCAAACGTGAAAATTCATCGAAAGAAGAAATGACCGATGAGGTTCTGAAAAAGTCACAAGCAAGAGCAAAAAAAACAGTTCGTCACAAATCATTAATGATGAACGCTGACAGGATGTTAACTCTGACATACAGGGAAAACATGAAAGACCTTAGTCAAGCATGGTCAGACCTGAAAAAATTCAGCCGATTAATGAAAGATGAATTCGAAGATAAATGGCAATACATCTGCGTACCAGAATTTCAAAAGCGCGGAGCCGTACACTTTCATATGGCCTTATCTGGCTTTTTCGATGTAGCAACAGTTCGTAAACATTGGCGTGCTGTAGTAGGTGACGGCAATATTGACATTACCTCACCAAGAAAAGCCATTGACAAAAACTCTTGGAACCCAAAACGCATAGCCATGTATCTGGCTAAGTACATCACCAAGAAAGACAGCGTCTTATTCAATAAACGCCGTTATTCATCAACGAATATTCAAAAGCCGCCATTTGTAACAGGCTGGCTACCAATCACCATTGGGTTAACTGTAGACATGATCTTAACTCGCATCATTCGCCAGCTTACCTATCGTGAACCCTCTGACTATTACGAAACATCAGAGAGCTATTTTCCATTAATTATCATTTCAACATAGGGGCAACAACTATGGCACAACAAATTATCGAATTTGAGAAACAAACAAAATCTAAAGTTATGGAATCTGAATACAACGGTCGCAAACGCTATCGAGTTACTCAGCCAGCTTTACTTTTTACGCCTGGCGAAAAATATCCAGATAAGTTTGATTTTTATCTCTACAACGGCGAAGACATTAATGTAGCAAACGCTGTTCAACCATATGCAATCGGACGATATCACTTTAAGGATAACGCCATTGGTGTAAACACCGTTTTTGGTATTCGCGAGCTAAATCTTGATGCTAGCGAAATCGAGCCTGTATCAGCTCAAGTTAAACAGGCTAGCTAATCATGTCACGCACTACCATCAACTTATTAGCGTTCACAGTCGGAATCATTCTGGCTGTCTACGCTGGCTTGGCTAGTGCTGACACACTCGTATGTGCTGCTTTAGATACTGATGGCATTAGCTGTCTTGAATGGGTATCTCAACAGCCACTCGGTTTGCCTCCTCTCACTGTAGATCAGGCAAAAGACCTGTCCATTAAAGCATGGCTTTTATGGGCAATTTGTTATCTCTGGGCAAAGCTCAGGGACATTGTTTAATAAATGAGGAAATCAAAATGGATGTAACATCTATCACTGACTTAATCGTCTTAGCTGTAGCCGCTGCTGGTACTCTTGGCCTTGCTGTATTAGGCTTTGTTGCTGGTATCAAAAACTGGAAGCGCCTGCGTAGTGCTTCTTAAGATGCTAAACAAATACGGGGCAGGGAGACTTGCCCCATATTTCAAAGGGGAATCATATGGAAGGCTGGATAATACTATTCATTCTTGCAATTGCTGGCATTATTTTATTCTGGCCTTCGCGTTAACAATTTCATTTAGTGCGAATTCAGCACAATTAATCAGATATTCAGGTGTTACATCATGGTATCCAACTTATGAATCAGCCTGTTCTGCTTTTGATAACTGGCTTTCAGATGGCACTTATGCCGCTTTAAACTCAACAAATTGCGTTCGCTATCATTCAGGTGGTGACATTTACAGTACATACACGCCTTCCTTTCAGTCAGGTAGTTGTCCTTCTGGCTATATCGAGAATTCATCCGGTTTTTGTGAGTTAGAACCTTCATGTCCAGTTGGTGAAATTGATTTAGGCGGCGGTGACTGCCAAGCAATCTGTAACGCAGGTACACCTCGTACTTTATTCATTCCAGTTTACTCTGCAACTAATCAGATAATCACTGAAACAGGCTGTACTGCTCAATTTAATAAGGCAGACACTAATTCATGTAAGACATATCAGGACACAATCTATTGTGTTGCTGAATATATTGAAACTGATCAATTCAATGAAACAAATCCCTGCGATAGCTACACGCCAACTGGAATACAAGACGGTTGTTATACAACTATCGGTGGTACTGATGACGAAAATCCTACAGGTACTATCAACGATACTGAGGGTACTGAAGACCTACCAAAACCAACATCAACAGAACAAACTTCATCCACTGAACCAGTAACGGAGACAAATCCTGATGGCTCGACAACAACAACATCAACGGAAACTACTACAAAGACGCTCGATTCTGGTACCACTATTGAGCAGATTGGTTCTACGGTCGTTAAGAAAGATTCTTCGGGTAATATTATTGAGATAGTAGAGCAAAAAACATTCAATACATACACTGATGGTACCGCTACGGAAACCATTGAAGAAACAACAACGGCCACACCTTCAACAGTCACTAAAACAACTCGTGATTTCACTAATAACACGACTACTACCACAACAATTAAAACTGGTCAGTCTGGATCTCAAACTGTCACAGTAACTAAAAATTACAATTCATCAGGTCAAGTTACATCCTCAGAAACTACGACAACAGGTACTGTCTCTGATACGGGTACCGGTGATTCTGGTACCGGTGATGTTGAAGGAGAGGGTACACCTCCATTTTGTGAATATGCTGATGTAGTTTGTGATTTTATCGACTGGTTCAAAGGTGATGGTACCGAAGAGCCAGTAAATCCTGAATTACCGGTTGATGAAATCGATGTAACAGAATTCGAATCTGACTGGAATAGTGGTCTGTCAACTGGCACATGCCCTCCACCGACCACAACTAATTTCAACGGTCAAACAATTGTTAGAGACTACACAGAAACCTGTGATGCAGTCTCTAATATCTTCAAGCCAATATTGCTGTTTCTGACCATGATTGCATGCGGCTATTTACTAGCGGGGTATCGTAAATAATGCCAGCTTTACTATACGGAATTTTGTCTTGGGCAATGTCTGGATTCCTTGCCAATATCCTAGTTGGTGCAGGGATCAGCGTATTAGTCTTTACAGGCTTTTCGCCTATGATCGAATCATTTCTCAATGATGCAATTAGCCAATTAAACGGATTGCCACAAATAGCAATACAGTTCTTTTTGCTGTCAGGGGCAGGGGATGCACTCTCAATGATGGGCTCAGCATTGTTGACTCGCGTTGCAATGGATGCTGCCGCTATTTCTTTTGGCCTTAAATCTACGAGTTAATTATGCTGATATTAGTTACAGGCGTGCCAGGTTCTGGAAAATCACTTTATAGCGTTGACCTTATCGAGAAATATATTGAAGCAAACCAAAAGCTAATCAAAGATGGTCACGAGCCTAGAGAAATCTACTCTGATATCGATGGCTTAACAATCGAAGGTGTTAAACAATCACCGGATGATTGGCGCTATGCTCCCGATGGTTCAATTGTCGTTTATGATGAATGTCAGCAGAAATTTGGGCCTGACGGACAAGGCCGTTCTGGAAGGGCTGATATACAAGAATTTGAAACCCACAGACACCGTGGTTTCGACATTATCTTAATCACTCAGCATCCAAAGCTTTTACACGCTCATATTAGGCGCCTTGTCGGTAAGCATTATCATGTTGAACGTATGTATGGCACTCAAAATGCCAAAATCTATCAGCGTGATGGTCAAATAGATATTGATAAACAAGCTCAGTTAAGCAAGCTAGACAATTTTGTCTGGTCGTATCCAAAAAAGCACTTTGGTAAGTACAAAAGCGCCACGCTTCATACACACAAGGCGCACCTTCCAAAGTTCTTGAAGCGTGCAATTATTGGCATCACAATCATTGGAATAATTATTTACCTTATCTCGCCTTATGCCATGAAGTTCTTCACTTCATCATTTGCAAAGGTTGAAGAAACACAAACTGAATCAAGTACCAAAACTGTTTCTAATGAGATAATCATTACACCGGCTGAGGAAACAACACCTGTTGCTTGTATAACAATGGGTGATAAATGCAGTTGCTATAACTCTTATGGATATCTGCTCGAAATTCCATATCAATACTGCAAAAAATTTACTGAGGATACGCCTCGATATCTTGATTTGCAGAATAAGCAGCCTAAGAGAGCGGCAGCGACTTAGGCTGCTTATCTGCCATCCTTTAATGGAACGTACTTATAATAATTTGTTGCAATTATGAATAAACAAGCAGCTAACGTCAGAAATTTATTCTTTCTCATTTCATGCTTCTTTTCTGCATGCATCTGGTTTTCAATCTATCTATTTATTGAACATCAATTCCTAGACATTATTGCAACATCATTAATAGTTCTCTTTCTCTCTCTACCTGCATTCATGTTCATGAAAGAATCCATCAGAATACATATTGACCATAGTAGATAAACTTCATCATTGCCTACAATTCAAACTCAATACATACATCAAGCTTCACTGGCACGTAAGCCATCCCTGATCTGAATTCATTCTTGCTATGAACAATCTCTAACTTGTAAGACGTTGGTGACTACTGCTTTTATTTAAGTTCGCATAAT